AAATGAGTCAACATATGCTAAGGAGGCATAGATGGCAGCAATTTCAACAGTAGCAGTGGTAGTAGGTGCAGCAGCCACAGTAGCAGGTACAGCCTACAGCGTTACACAACAGCAGAAAGCTGCAAAAGCTCAGAAGCAAGCCGCGGCTAGACAGCAAAGGCAGCAACAACTTCGCGCACAGCGTGAGCGTCGCCAGCAAATCAGGCAGGCTCAGATTGCACGTCAACGTGCTGCTGCTGGTGCTGCTGCCGTCGGCGCTGGAGCAGGATCTGGTATTGCTGGTGGCGTTTCATCATTAAGCTCTCAGGCCGCATCTGGCATAGGTTACGCTGGTCAAATGTCTGGATTGAGTAGAGAAATATCTATGTTCTCTTCTCGTGCTGCGCAGGCACGAGGCCTTGCTGGAATTGGTTCCGCCATTGCTGGCCTTGGGACTTCAGCCGTTGGCTTTGGCATACAATCTATGCCAACGCCTCAACCAACCGCTAATGTTGCAGCATCTCAATTTCGTGGTCAGGGTGGCTTAAACCCTGGACTACCAGACATTTATTAAGGGTTTTACAATGAACCCATTGGACAAGCCCACGAATATTGTTCCCTTCGACATTAGAATTGATGGTGCGAAACCTATCCGTAGTGAAGAAGATCGCAAGGAAGATATCATTGCGTCAACTGGCGAAGACATAACAACGGATGAAGCAAAGGCAAAGACGGCGCGGTTTCAGTCGGAGGCTCTGGCCGAGGTTCTAAATCAAGGTAGACTGTACGAAAAATCAGCAGATCAGATCCTTGAAGAGGCTGATCAGCTCGCAAGAAAAAAGGCTGAGTTTGATGAGAACCCAGACTTTGTCTTGGAACAAGCATTAACTGTAAATGATCCCAATGTTTACGATGTTGATGCTAGATACGCGACCAATATGCAGATCGCCAATGAGATTGTTCAGCAAAAAATAACCGAGGCAAGCACTGACAGGACTTTTCTAGGCTATGTTGGTGACCTTGTTGACAGGTTTCTTCTTAGACAGGTTCCAATTGGTGTTTTGGAAGACTTGACTGCAAGAACAGAACGAAAAGGTAAAGAGGTTCTTGACAGGCTAGTTTCTATGCCACCAAAAGATTTTCGTAAATGGATGCAGGATTATGCTGATGAGGTTTCTGCTGAAGGCGTCGTCAATGAAGATAACTACTTCGCAGCCTTGGCTCTTCAAGAAGAATTGCAGTCAGCAGGTTTTGATCCCGACAAAGAAACCAAGCAGCTACTTGCCTTAACTGAAGCTGCACCATTTGCACAGTCAGCCGTAAAACTTGTATCAAAAACAGCACTCAAGGCTTCCACGGTTCTTGGCAGGACTGCGTCTGTGAAAGGTCCAGAGGCTGCTGGAGAGGTTGGCGAGGTTTTGCTGCTGACTTACGACCCAGATGCAAAGACTATCGGTAATCTTGCACCTAATGTAGTTGATTTGAACCCACAACCAGTCAGGGCAAGCTTCAAGCAATTCGTTGATAGGTTCAACAAAAACGACATCATCAAGAAAATAGACAATCTTTGGCGCAAGGGTTCGTTCGGTAAGGTTGCCACAAAAGCTCAAATTAAAGACTTGGCCGAGAAGGCCGTTGCAAGATATAAGGCAAACACCATAACCCCAATTTATGATTATCAAATTGTAGACGAGGGACTCGGTAATTACACAGTGAATGTTCGCATAGGCAGGGCCGAAGACGGTCAGCCTTTCAGAAAAGCAACGGCAGCAGATAAGCCGATCATGGATTCTGAGACTGTAGAAAAACTGACGAGGGGTCTTGATAACGCTAGGGTTGTCCCTGTTGATGAGAATGACCTGACCAAAGGGTATGTGATCGAGGTCTCTGAAAGGATTGACCTTTCTGGGGTGTCAAAACCATTTGA